ACCAAACTGGGAGTTCCCCAGTCTCGGCATACTTTAACAGTTCATCTTTCGTCATGCGCTCAAAGAGTTCATTCATGTTCGTAAGGTGAACTTGCTGCGGGTCCATTTTTCCCTTCTCGTTCAATTGCGCGTAGAGCTGAACGGCCTGAATGACCTGGCCCGCTGAGAGCGGAGCTATATACTCGTCTTCGAGAATACTCTCAAGCCTGGCTTTCAAGTTTTCCCCTCTTCGTTTTGTCCATCCGAAAACGTCCGCGTGATATCGGATTAAAGAAGAGCGCATCTCGAAGTGCTTCCCGATTTTCTCTGGGGAAACCCAGCGCTCGTACATTTCCTTGATTAGCTTAATCTCTTTGTGTTGACAAACCGGGCACCAATCTTTGTGACCGGGCTTTTGATCACTCATCTTCTACCCCCTAAAACTATTGTCTCACAATTTGTTTAAAGAAAATTGTTGTAAAAAATTTAATCTTCGATTTCCAAGTGGAGGTCTTCTTTTAACCATTGAACAATTGCAGCCCTAATTTTGAGTGCTGCAATTGTTCTTTCAGGATAAGATTTTTTGAGCTTAAGAACAGTTTCTAAACGATCAATTATTTTCCACCAAGATTCGGTTTTTATTTTTTCGATTTTCACCTTTTCTCCTGAGACTAATATTCACTTGCAAAGCGGTCCAGACACTTGCCCATAACTAACTGTATTATTATCAACATAACCGGTTTGCAAGGACCGCTTTGCAAGCCTAAAAACCGCTTTGCAATGCAAACCGGTCCTTTTCTCATACATTTAGAGCCAAAAACAACCGGTTTGCAACACCTTAGTCCCGGCTGCCAACCGGTTTTGCAAACCGCCCTCAAAAATCCCCTAATTTCCATACCGTATATGATGAGTCTGTGCCATTATTTATTTGTTCTCTTTCGACACTCAAAGATTTCCTTGCTCGGTTTAAAGTATCGTAAGAAATTCCAGCCTTTTTACCTATCTCAACTAGGTCTTTTACTCTCATCGGATGTTTCGAAAGCAGCTCCCCAAGCCATTCTTCGGCTTTTTTCTGTTTAGAGTTTTCTCTATCTCTTTTATCACCAACAAGTTCTGATGCTTTTAAATCAGACTCTCCGAGCCAATAAAGACCATCATCTTTAATTTCATATGTTAGTGATTTTCCTGCTGCTGAAAGATTATGCTTAATATGAACCAAAGTTTTTCTTTCTTCGTTCATCTGAACGGCTAGAACAGACCTGGGTGCGGCGGTCAAGTCCTGACTTCCTAAAACTCTATGAAGGGCACTGTCAACTTGGAGGTTTTTTCCATAGTGATGAAGTAAAAGAATCACGACGTTGAGTTCGTGAGCAATGTTAATTAACGGAGAACACTTTTCTCTCACTTCATTCGCCATGTTCATCTTAACGTTTCCGTCGATGAATGCCGTAAAAGGATCGATAATTACGAGCCCAGGCTTAAACTCTTCAATCTGGTTTTTAATCTGCTGGAAAGTATTCAAGTTAAGCGTAAATTGAGTCTGAGCTATCCGGATCATCTTTGAGTCTGCCCCTAAAAGTTTTAGCCTGGGTTTGATAGTTTTAGCCTGGGAGTCTTCAGCCGAATAAATTATTACTCTTTGGGGTTCAATAACAGACCCATCTGGTGGTAATTTGCCGCGTGTGATATCCGCTGCAAGAGCTAAGCTAAGATAAGATTTACCTACCCCTGGGTGTCCTGCAAGCATACAAAGCTCTCCATGAGGCAAGTATGGACGCCAAAGGAAAGAAACTTGTTCTTCAGGAATTTCATCAAGTGTACGATATAAAATAACCACATTCTTCCTAGCGTGAATGCGATATGCGGAATCAAGTGATTGTAAAATTTCGTTTTCGCCTAACGGCGCTGGGTTTTTTTCGTTCCAAGTTAGGCAAATATGCTTCGCTAGCTCTATAGGTAAGTTGAGTTGAGCACAAGAACCGGCTAAGGATGTTGCTGCAACGTTGCGGCTGCCCTCTTGAGCAGGTAGCCCACGCTGAGTACTTAAAACCCACTTCGGAAGGCGTGGCAAGGCTATATTGAAGGAATACCACGTATAAAGAGCGCCGGAAGGATGGATTGAGGGCGGCGCAACCACATAACCACCCTCGGAACGAAGATCTATGCCGGGCAACTCCTTTCGTTTAGCGAAGTTACGTGAGCCTTCGAGGTATTGGCAATAGAAATGCTTGCCTTTGCCGGTTGTGACTTGAGGTCCTGTATCGATACCTAGCTGGCCGCATAACTCGACCGCTTCCTCGGAATCGGCATCAATGACCGTTAAATCGCTGACTTTGCCTGTAACGATAGCGAGGTTGTTTTCGGTGTGGTCGAACCAAGAGTGCAATTCTTCAAGTGAAGGTAACCGAGATTGGAATTCTTCCCACTTGATTAGTGGTCGCTTGTCTTTAGGCTTAAGCGGTATGACACTCCAGCCCCGGCCCCTATACAGTAAGGCTTGATCGAGCGTAGTCAAGGATAGCTCCTATTTTTGTTTATTGAGTACAATCAAAGCGGCTAGAAATACAACCACACCGAGCACATAGCCAAGGACAATTCCGATGATAAGGTTAGTTAACATAAGTGTCTGAAACCCCCTTCCGGCGGCGTTCTGCGCGGATTTTCTCTCTGCGTTTACGCTGATAAAGAGCGAATTCAGAAACACGCCCTATTGGTCGCTTGCAGCCTCGGCGAATACGGTAAATCTGTTGTTTAGTTCTTGTTGACATTGAACCTCCCTTTCATGAAATCAAGTGTACCACAGAAATTGAAAGTTGTATCGGACAAGTTGTAAATAGATTTCTTTGCTTTATTATCAATTAAGTAGGTAAAGTTGTAAAAAATAGTTCTTGACAAGTGAAACGGACTTTTATAAGATAGCTGCATAATTAACAGAGACCAAGGCCGCAGGGGGACAAAGGAAACTGTGGCTCTACGGAAATAATAAGGGTAACTAAGGGCGGAACGGCGCAGAACGATTCCGTAACCTACCCCGGCCTGGTTCAGACAAGATAGGAGGGAACCAATGAAATACTACCAAGTACAAACGTTTCCTACCCATACCGAAGTATGGGTAAATTACACTAGCTACGACGGAACTGTAATGGAACGTGAATGCCTTGCAGTGTTCTACAAGGATAAGAATTCAGAACACGCCGAGGCCTTAAAAACACGTTTGCTGACATTAGACGCAAACGCCGAAGACGAAAACTTTAAAGGAGGCGAATAACATGCCAAAAGTACCTGATGGTTACATGGAGTTGATTGGTCTTGAGGGCAGCTTTGGATTGATGACTTCTGCGCGATGGAACCGTATTTTCATATCGGCACTGGAAACCACAGTTGATTTACTTAACGGCAACATAGACTCAGCAACATATGAAATGCTTTGGGCTATCTTTGAAGCCGAGGACGTTTACAACCAAGAACAGGAGGAATATGATTGAATTGAAAGCAGTGATGGATATCAAAAGGTACCTCGGAGTTTGGATTGATCATTCTCCAATGCTTACGGAAGTTTTAACCAACAATGATTATGTAGTTAAAGGAGGATTCTTCTCACATTATGTTTCTTACTCACCAGAAGGTTTCATCATCATCGACTTCGAGGAAATTGGAGAGGGGAAATACAATGCCTAAAACCGTGGTCGTGTATCGAAACTTCAGTCACAAGAAATTCCATATCCCGGCCCCTGATTGGCTTTACACTGGAAACTCTGAATGCGGGATCGATATTGGAAAGCCGGTTTTCACGATATCGATCAAAGAAAAAGAACTATGCGAAAGTAAGAGAGTCTGCTTAAATTGTTTAATAGGGGGAACGTGGTATGACAAATAAATGCAAAGTTTGCGGAATAACAAAGGGGGCGGTGTATTACGCAGTACCAGAAGACCGTTGGCTGTGCCTGCCTTGTGCGAGATGGGCGCTGAAAGTTATACAAGAACTTTTTGAACGAAGCTTTAAGAACATTCTAAAAGGAGTGGAAAATGAGTAACCTTGACAAACTGCACAAACTGCACAAACTTCTTAGCGAATATCCAGTAGGAAAGGGTACCTCAGTTAGGGCTTACTTGCTCGGTTATCTATCTGGCGAAGTCTCCAAAGAATCCTGGGACGAAGCCTTAAAAGCAGTGGAAAAGTACGTTCTGAAAGGAGTGGATGATGATGTTAAAAAAACTGAGTAGATTGTTTTGCAAGCACGAATGGATTCGGAAGTTTGGTTGTATGCACTTGTACCTAGAGTGCATGAAGTGTGGGAAAAATACTAGTGGGATTTATGTCGTCGATGAAGGATTTTGGAGGGATTGGACATGAAATATATTCGAAAAGGGAATGATCGAATTTATTTCGAAAAGTTCGCCGTAATCTGGGGAAAGCATTTTGGATGGGAAGCCTGTTTCGGATTTACTCACGTAGCTTTCCCCACCGCATTAAAAGCTTACAAGTTTGCAGAAAAATACTTTAAGGAGGTAGAGAAAAAATGACAAAACTTGAATTCACCATTGCAGTTTTTATCTTGGTTCTCGTGGCCTTTATTCTAGTGGAGGCATTCTAATGAAAAAGAAAACGACAGGCTCCTACATGTACCCCAAGACAACCTGGAACAATACACATGAAATTGATCCAGATGCGGATTACGTAAACCGATTAGGGAAGGATTCGGCCAACAAGAATCCAATGGTTCCGTGGTTCTCAGGTAGCACTGGTTGCACTTATGCAGGCGGAATTAGAACAATCCACTTTCCACCAATGAAGGGAGACTATGAAGCTAATCGAAGAATACAAAACGATGAAGGGGACGTTTCAGATTTACAAGGAGAGGGCCGCGTTCAGTAAATTCATGTTCCGGATTAAGGCCGAAATTCCTACCCCTATTGGGATGCGAAGTATTGACCAATGGGTTCCGAATCAGAACGCGGCTCACAAAATAATACAGGGGGTGACAAAATGACAGTTTTCAGCGTTTCTCTTACCAAGAGTTCAGTTAGAATGCTAAAAAAACTTTGCGAGGAGTGGTTTGTTATCCGGGGAGAGGAACCTTGGCCTCTTTCAAAAGCAGTCAATCACTTGATTGAAAAAGAATACACCAATTTCATATTCAGAAAGATCAAAGAGGATGAGGTGAAGAGTGATTGAGCGAAAAACTATCAAGCTCCATCAATCAATCGGCATTACTAGAATTGAAAACGAACCCTATGTAGCCTTATTCGACAAACCGGGAACCGGCAAGAGTCTCCAAGTTATCCGGGGACTCTCTGAGGTCCCGGTTGTCGTGCTTGTTTGCCCGGCTCAAGTCAAAATCAATTGGACGGACAAAGAATGGGGCGAGCTAGCGAAATGGGGGAGTAATATCAGCGTTAATGATATTGGAGGAAGGGATAGCAAACTAAGAGTAGGCTATTGGGAACGGTTGTGGTACGTTGTCACCTATGAATGGCTCAGGGCCAATTTGGAGAAGTTTTACAAGTCCCTCGGCGACCGTCCTTTTGCTCTTGTCTTAGATGAATCCAGCTTCATTAAGAACTACAAGTCGAAACAATGGATAGCTTGCTATGGATTACGCTACGGGAAGATTAAGAAGAAAGTGGGACGATCCACCAAATGGCTGCAAGTTCGCCCACCGGCTGAGCGTTGTATCCTGATGAACGGCACTCCAGTCTCGAATAACTTGGCGGACCTTTGGGCTCAGTTTCAGGTTTTAGACAAGGATATTCTTGACATGACTTTTTGGGTTTTTCGGGCTACGCATTGCGTTATGGGAGGATTTTTAGGGAAACAGATAGTCGGCCACCGCAATGAAGGGAAGTTGATGGAGAAACTTTCTCCCTATATTCTTCAGCGGGGAATAGAGATTTTAAACCTACCAGAACAAACTTCCAAAGTTGTAGAAATTCCCTTGACAGACTCCACTTGGAAGTTGTATAAACAAATGAGAGATGAATTAATTGTTTACTTAGAGGACGAGGTAACGACCGCCGAACAAGCGGTCGTGAAAGTTTTAAGGCTTAGTCAAATCACATCAGGAATTCTGGGAGGGTTCGAAGGTGAAACGAAAACCATCAGCAAAGAAAAAACCAACTGGCTGCTCGAATGGCTCAACGAGATTAACGAGCCTGTTATTGTGTGGTCTTGGTGGAGAGCCGATATTGAAAATCTATGGAACGCAATCACTGCCCTAAAAACTTGGTCTGTTTATCGACTCGTTGGGGGAGAATCAAAAGAGGGCATTCATCAGTTTCATCCAGCGAATAGTTCAAGCAATCGAATATTACTCCTGGCTCAACCTGCCGCCGGTGGAATGGGCCTTAATCTCGCTAAAGCTTCCAAGCAAGTTTATCTCAGTAAGAATTTCTCCTGGCTCATTCGAGAACAATCTCAAGCCAGAGTTTATAGAACAGGGCAAGAAAACAGCGTCCAAACGCTTGACGTTCTCGCAACCGGGCCGAAGGGTCAGAAAACCATCGACTATCAAGTTCACAAGGCTGTCGTAAAGAAAGAAAAATTGGGCGAATGGGTAAAGGAAGAGTGGATAAAAATTCTAAGGGAGGAATAATGGAGTTAGACAAGTTTGAAGTTGAGCCTGCCTATAGAGAGAAATTAGACAAGGTGAAAAAGGATTATCTTCAGCAAGGACTGCCTGATCTTGTGGTGCGAATGATCCAATGGAAAGCAATGAAGATTGCCGCCGAAAAGGAACTAGAAACCGCCAACCTTCATTTAGAAGCCTTCTCAGAATTGATTCAAGCGCGGATGGAAGAGCAACAATTACACAGCTTCAAGACCGCCCACGGCGACACGATTTATATCAGTTCGACTGCGTACCCTTCGGTAAAGGATCGGGAAAAGTTGTTCGCTTGGATCAAAAAGAAAAAGATGGTTACTTTGCTTTCCATCCATCACCAAACATTGAAGGGCATTTGTAATGATCTATTGAGGGAAGGGGAGGACGTTCCTCCGGGTGTTAAGTGTTTTATTAAATCTTCGATAAGATTGAAGGAGGGGAAATGAAACTTTTTAAAAAGACTTTCAAGATTTTCGGATTCACGATTACCATTTCCAGCTACCCTAAGAAGAAGGTTAGAACCAAGAAAACGGAGGCAATAAACAATGGCTAAGAAGGATGCTTTGGAAAAGCAAACTGGCGGCTCCCTGGAACAGCGCCCCGACTTCATCAAGCAATCTCAGCGGGGCCAGGATGCCGTCGAACAGAAAGACTTGACGTTACCCCGCCTTGGACTATGCCAGTCAGGAAGTCCTCAGCGAAAAAAGTCAAGCCCGTTATTCATCGAAGGTCTGACTGATGGAGAATTCTTCAACACTATCACAGGAGAAATCTATGGAGAGGGACCAATCTCATTCACGCCGTTATTCATGTATAAGTCTCGTATCAAATTCAATGCGTTTGACGACGGCGGAGGAATTGATTGCCAGAGTTTTAATTCGATCGATGGAGGAAGACATAGCAAAACCTGCGCTGAATGCCCATTTTCTCAGTGGGGAGACGGGGCGCCTGACTGCCTCTTACTCTACAATTACCCTGTCCTCATTCTTCCAAAACGGGAACTTGCAGTACTCAGCCTTAAGTCGACGGCGGTGAAAATCGCGAAGCAATTTAACTCTCTAATCCAGCTTCGTAATGCTGACAGTTTTGCAGGATTATACACGATTCAGTCAGCGCTGGAAACTCGGCAGGGTAACGAGTTCGCGACTCTGGTTATCAAGAACGCCGGATGGGTTGATGCGGCCACCTATCAACTGGCCGAGGGGTTCTTCGAACAATTGAAGGGCAAGACTATTCAAACCGACCTGAGCGAACCGGAGAGTTTCTAGTGAGAGTAGAAATCGAAGGCAAGGTCAGAATCACCTGCGATATAAAAAAGGGAGACGTAATTTCGGGGCGGGCTATAAAATCAGACTGCCCCAAGTCTGCCGTCCATGTTGTCGTGGCAGACAAACCTATATTCCTATGCCTTGAGCATGGGAGACTTGTAAAAAATCAATATCCTACCTTGGAGGCATGGAATGTTTGTTGAAAAAAACATTGGCTCTTCTTTGTGCGGTAATGCGATCCACCATGGGCAATGTTGTTCTCAAAGCTCTGATTATCTGCCAGCTTATGATCCTTACCCGGCTCCGCCTAGGAAAATCTTTTCCTCTGGAGCCTCTAGCTCTACAGAAAAGCCCTGGTATCACCTTATCCCCCTGGCCGCCTTGAAGCGTGTGGCTGCTCGTTTCGAATACGGGGCTCAAAAGCATGGAGAAGTGAACTATCGTAAGGGATTCGACGACCCGGCGTTCATCAAGGATAGAAAGAACCATCTCATCGAGCACGTCTTCAGGTATGTTCAAGGGGACGTGAGTGCCGACCACCTGGGGGCCATTCTATGTAATGCGGCCATTCTCGCAGAATTGGAGGAATTGAGCGGTATCATGGCGCCGCCTCAAAAAGGATGAAAATCTATATCGCCTCATTCTTTGATACGCGTGAACGCTTGCGCCCTTTCAGGGATGAACTGTGGAAGCTGGGGCATGAAGTTGTATCAACATGGCTAGATGAGGTTGCCCGCCCGAAAGAGATGAGTAAGCAAGAATTCAATCGGAAACTTGCGATAAAAGACCTAGCAGAAATTAAGTCTGCTGACCTTCTCATTCTTGACACTTTCGATATTACCCCCAGGGGAGGCCGAGAGGTTGAGTTTGGTTTTGCACTAGGCCAATTTCAAAGTAAGCTCCTGTGGATCGTAGGGCCAAATAGGAATGTATTTCATGAACTGGCAGATGATTTTTTCCCATCATGGGAGAACGTCATTGGGAAACTGAAAGCGATCTATGATTCCAAATAGCCTCTCTGATCACATAGCCATCGACACCGAGACAAACGGACTTGATCGGCATTCGCCTGCCGTACGCCCTTGTGGGATTTCTGTCTCTCACAAGGGCGGTTCCTTTTATCTGCCATATCGTCATTTAGGTGGAGGTAATCTGCCCGAAGAGCAAGTCATCCGATGGGCCAAGAACGAATTGAAGGGCAAGACCATCGAGTTTGTCAATCCCGGATTTGATCTTCATATGCTGAAGAAAGATGGAATCGACCTGGAAGCCCAAGGTTGCAAGCCTAGGTGCGTTCAATTCAAGGCGGCGCTCTTAGATGATCATCGCAGGAAATTCGACCTGGATTCTATGAGCCTTGACTATCTTAAGAAAGGAAAACTACAAATTGACCACGAAAAAATTCATGAATTCTCTGGAGAGTTTGTTGCTCCTTACGCTACAAAGGACGCTGAGCTTACTTACGCATTGGGCGAATATTTTGATAATCAAATTGGAATGCAGAATTTACAAGCTGTGGCACAACTCGAAGATGACTTAATCTATTGCGTTCTGTCTATGGAGGAAAAGGGAATCCCTATTGATGTTCCGAAACTCCATCGATGGAATGCTGAGGTTGAACTGGCCCTGCGAATTGAGCAAGGCAAAATCGGCCATGATTTGAATGTCAAGTCCGGGAAGCAATTGGAAAGTCTTTTTAATACTCATGGAATCCCTGTTTATTATCGCACAAAGCCCTCTAAGCGGTTTCCTTCCGGCCAGTCATCTTTCACTGAGGAAGCGCTTCGAGATACAAGCGTCAGGTTTCCTCATCCATTCTTAGAGCAAATTCTGGGAATTCGCTGGCTTCGTACATTGAAAGAAAAATTCGAAGGATACATTCGGGAGGTAAACTCCGATGGAATTCTCCATTATAACCTTCATCAATGTCGTACTGATGGCGGCGGCGCTGTCTCAGGCCGTTTCTCTAGCTCGAAAGTTAATATACAACAAGTTTGTTCGGTGGATAACCAAGAGGAAATCACCCGGCAATGGATAGTCAGGGAACTGTTTCAGGCACCCCTGGGACGGCTATGGTGCTCCGCTGATGCAAGCCAGATAGAGTTCCGACTGTTCTCCCATTATGCGAACGCGGAGAGGCTTATACAAGCTTACATTCAAGATCCACGGACAGACTTTCATGCGGTTGTTGCTCAGATGACTGGGCTATCCCGCAAGATTGCTAAGAACGTGAATTTCATGGCGCTCTATGGCGGGGGGAAAACGAAGTTCATGTACATGATGAAACTCGCCGGAATGCCCGTTGATGAAGTAATGACTGACCAGTTTTACGAAGAATACGAGAGTGAATTCCCAGAAGCCAAGCAATTGATGAAGAAAGCATCGAAATTGGCTGAAAGGCGCGGATTCGTGAAAACTCTTATGGGTCGCCGGGCTCGGTTCTCGAAGTATGGAGAGAACAGATACTACTCGGCATTGAACAGGATAATCCAAGGGTCTGCCGCGGATATCATGAAGATCAAGCTTCTCCAGGTGTACAATGAGTGTAGGAATTACTTTGACCTAAGATTTACTGTACATGACAGTATAGACGGGTTTATAATAGAGCCAGAGAAGGAAAGATTAATTAAGGAGGTACTAGATGGGCCAATCAAGCAATTCAATCTCAAAGTTCCAATTGTCTGGAAAACAGGAATCGGAAAAACATGGGCAGAAGCTTCTAAATGATATACATTGGCTTGCCGGATTCCTTGAGGGGGAAGGAACTTTTTGCACTCACGGAAAGACAAATATAGTTATTTCTATTAATCAAAAATCTAAAGAACCTCTTCTTAAAGTCGCCGAATTGCTTCAAGGAAAAGTGAAAGGGCCATATAAATCTAGTTCTAAAACTCTTGGATTCAAGCCTACATTCCTAGTTCAAATAACAGGATATCGGGCCGCCGGATGGATGATGACTTTGTATTCATTAATGAGTAAGCGGAGAAAAAAACAAATTAAAAAAACTCTAGTTCGATGGTCTAAAATAAAGGGACGAGGAGGTAAGTGGAGTGAAAGAACGGGAGGAGCACACCTTCAGAAAGCGAGGCAAAAATGACATTCATTCAAATAGAACCGAAATCGGGAGTAAGAACCTACGTGAATCTTGATGCTGTGGAGAGAGTGACTTTTAATGAAAATGAAGTCACCATATGGTTCAAAACTGGCGGCTCTTTAGGGGTCCGAGACCAAGTGTCTATTGCCAGGATCAGCCGAGCGCTGTTGGAGGTAGACTAATGAGATGTAATTACGAGCACTGGTGTTTTCAATGCGGCCGGACACACCAAGAATGCACTAAAGGGCTAGAGAAATCCACGGATCGATATTGCCTGCCGGTGAATCAGCTTTGCGAGAAGTGTCAGCTTGAACGGAACAGGCAATATGAAGTTCTACCATTCGTGGTCCCAGTGGACCCGATTATTAAATTCTCAACTTGGGGGGACAATGACGGAAGCACAGTACACAAAAAGGTATCTTGATGAATGCAAGCAAGAAATGCCAGGGAGTGTAGTCATGAAACATTCTGACAGGTTTACTTCTGGGATTCCTGATGCGAGCATTACTTATAAGGGGACAACCCGATGGTACGAATTTAAGAAGTGGTCTTATGACTGGTTAGACAAACTTGACCAATTACAACTTCATCGAATGATTCAACTTCAAAAGGAAGGCTACGCTTATTACATCGTTTTTGAGGGCTATTTCCATACAACTTACTTCCCCACGACTATAAAGGAAATGTATGATGAACGCCAAAGAGAGAAGGAGATTGAACTGGCAAGACGGAAGCGTAAGACCACGGTGCAAGAACCATCCCGAAAGGTTTGCAAACCCCAATCGATGGATAGACCAGTGTGTGAGGAAGTGTGCGAGCTGTTGTAATCTTAGAAAAGACGGGTCAAAAAAGCCCTCTGTTTTAAAACACGATCGTAGATGGAATGAAACTAGACTAAATTTAAGGAATAAATTAAATGCCAAAAAAAGAAGAGTTGCAAATTGGGGAGAAACCCGCGACGATGGACCGCTTGACCCAATTACTTTCCAAAGCCCCGAAGAGTACCATTCATCTTTCGGGTGGAAAACTGATTGATGGACAATACAAGCGCGTCAGTGTTCGATTTGATTCGGATCTTTTTAAGACCATTGAACTGCTCATGATCACAGATGTTCAATGGGGTGCGGTATCCTGCCAGGAAAAAAGATTCATTGAATTCCGCGACTGGGTCCTGTCCCGATCTAACCGTTTCGTCTTTTTCGGTGGCGACATGATCGATGCTGCTACAGTGCTCTCAGTCGCCTCACCTTATGAGAATAAATACCAACCTTCGGAACAGGTATTCCGATTCGTGGAAGCCGCGATGCCTGTACGCCACCGTGTGCTTGGTTATGTAGGTGGGAACCACGAGAGGCGCACCGCTAAAGGCTTCGGTGAGGCTGGGCCATTAATAGCCACATTACTCCAGGTTCCGTATTCTCAGGGAGTACAATTAATCGATGTACATTTTGGTGAACACAAACCTTTCAAAGTATCTTTATGGCACGGAACCGGCGGAGCCAGAACCAAAGGTGCTAAGGCGCAGATGCTTCACCGCTTCATGCAACAAGGAGACAGCCAGCTTTATCTCTGCGGCCACTTGCACGACGTGGTTCTATTGTTTGACTGGCGGCAACAGCGGGTCTCGAATGATATTCGTCTTGAGAAAATTGCCGGGGTCATGAGTTCCAGTTTTCAAGACTATTGGGGAACTTACGCAGAGACTGCGGGACTGAGCCCTTCAGATACCATGATGGCCAGGGCGATTCTTGAACCTAATGGGAAGTGGGAGGTGACATTGAGATGATGGCTTTGTATAATAACAAAGAATGGTTGTATAAAATTTCGTGAAGTTATAACGGACGAAAGAGGTAATCTGTTGACGACGACAAGATTTCCCCGACATCCAGGGGCGTCATTAAAGAAAACTCCGTTAGGAACGAACAAACCTAGCGTGATTCAATCTAGATCGTATTCTCTGGTTGAATTTATTCCTCTTTATAGGGAAAACTAAGACAGTTTTTTGGTTAGAACATCGAGGAACACGGAGACTATTTTTTCGTGCTCCTCGTGGTGTTTTAGGTGATTGGTGAAGAGGACTTCGAGTTTCAAAAGCCTATCCCTGAGGTGGAGAGCCCCTACAAAAAATGCAGTCATCAACGGAATGATGGGAGCAAGAATTTTAATCCAATCAATCCAGTTCATTTGTCCCATCCCATAAAATTGATCAAGCCTTGAACAACTCCTGGGCGTTGATCTTCAAGAAATTTAATCGCCTGCTGCCTCGAAAACCCCGGTCCAGTAGGCACCATAACTCCATGATCTCGTAAAATCCTCGCTTCTTTCACAGAAATCTTCATAGCCGGATTTCTCAATTGGCCCCAAAGGGCGCGTTTCTCTGGGATAAAACCTTCTCCCTTTCCGTAGACAACTTTGCCGCCTCCAGAGAAAGATTCCCTGCTCTCAGGGAACTTTAGTACCCTACCAGCAGCGCTAGTAGACTCACCTGTTGGACTTCCAGGGAACGGCACAATCTGGGCAGCCTCTTCCGTCACCCAGGAAGGCAACTGCTCTGCAGGCTCTTCGATAGGCATCCTCTTATAATCCTCCCATAGCTGCGCCTGCCAGTCCCGCACGGGGACTCCGGCAGCCTCGGCTTGCTGCTTTAACCGCTCAGACAGCTTGTCATACATGAATTTGGCTTGCAGCTTAGAAAGCCCGGCCAAGGGGCTTTTTCCGGCCGCTAATCCGATTCTCCCTTCACCAGTGAGAAGGTTCGCCATGTGAGTATCTATTACGGTAGCTTCCTTATTCCCGGTGAGCGCCTCATAGAAGTTCATCACTTTCTGCCCTCTTCCCGTGGCTCCTAGGACTGCCCGAGGATCATCGCCTTGTAAGATCCGGTAAGCTTTTTCTACGTTGCCGCCGAAGTGCCCTTTGAACTGTGAACGCTGGGCGCCCTTCTTGTTTAACTGCAAGAATTCCTCGGCAAGTTCTAGGTTTGTCTCCCACGACTTTAGCGGAGATAGGGCCGCGACTACACCGGCAGCCTGTTCCTTGGTCACACCGTATTCAGCAGCCAAGGATTCGATTTTATTCTCGGCCTTCTCATACCACGAGGGGTTGATGGGCATGTCAAGATCCGGCGTATTGATGACTTCTTTAGTACCCCAATCATAGACTGCTCGCTGATCGTTGCGTTCTGCTATGGCTTTCGCCTTGTCTCGAACTTCGACTCGCTTAGAGATATCGAATACAACGTTGTTTCCTTCTACCCAGGCGCCTATATCCCCGCCGACTTTTGAGGCGCGTTTCTGATAGATTGTAAGAATATCGTCCAGCATGCTGGGTGTTAGTTTAGAAAGAGCGTACCTCTTCTCAAAACCAGGGATTCCGACCTGAAAGCCCTCGCCGTAGTTCCTTATGGCTCGGCTAGGAGAAAGAGTGATCCCGCCTTGGCTTTTTATCTGGCTGAGAATATCGTTCACCGTAGGGATTCCGAATACTTGCTTTCTCCACTGAGGGAGCCGCATCTCTTGTGCTACCCCTGGTGCTTGCTCTCCGAAAGATTTCTCACCGCCTAGGAACCAGTTTTCACCTTTAAGCCCCTGGATTTTAGGAGCAAAGTTTTCTAGGATTTTCACAGGGGCCTGCGGACCATATCGCTTTTCTACGTACTGAAGCATAGAATAGAGCAACTGAACGCCCTCTGTTTTTGTCAATCCAAGAAAGTCCGCCCGACCTGAAGCTAGGTTCGCCAGAATCTCGTCGGCCATTTTCGAGGGTGTGTATGCTTGGCTGAGGATTCCTTCTGGCATTGTGAATAAACTGGCAGCTTCAGGATTTTCCTTTACGAATTCATCTTTATTGAACCACGATCCGCGCTTCGTACCTACGATTTGATTGACGTTCTTGTGCCCTGTTTCATGTCGAATAGTTTGCTCAAGTAGGCTTTTGTCAAGGCTCATGGCTCCCGTTGTAGGATCGACAGTCACCGGGGTTTTGACTAGAGAAACCCCTTCGCCCTTTGGAACGTTATCGAACAATTCCATAACTGCCCGATTTACTGGGGTACGTAAACGTAAGTAATTCTGTCTAATTGCCTCAATATCGGGAGCCTCAAATCTTATGCCTCGTACCCTTGAAAAATCCTTTTTCCCGGCCTGTCCGATCAAGTCCATTTGTTTATCGCCGACAAACAGCGCCCCATATCCAGGTTTGTATGCTTGTATATCAGGATGGAACTTCTGTTCCTCTTGCAATCCAAGATTATAAGGATTCCATTCTTGGGCGAGCCATTGTTGAACCTCCGGCTTGGCCCTTGTGAGCCATGACGCCAGCTTAGTCTTAACGCGAACATCCCCGCCGAATACTGAGTTAGCAAGCTGCTCAAGCGTGCCCATGATTGTTCTCTGTAGGACTATCGGGGAGCGCTCAGCGCGATTAATCTGGCGTGTAAGCCCGGACTCAGCGGCAATGAGGCCCGACTCGTCTCGAAATAGTTCCCTAACTCCAGGGACTTTCTCTTCGATGGCCTTGCTCAACTCTTGGAAGACCTTCCCTCGAATTCCATTAATCTCAGGATCGTAAGGAAGGTTCCGCCATTTAATATCTTGTGCAATCTCACGGCGAAGGTCATTGATTTTCTCCGGGGTGTCGTGAACATACCGATAGCCCGTGGGCTGTATTTCATCTTCAATTACCCCGAAAGTTTTCGTTATCTGGTTCTTTAATTCTTGCAACCGTTGATAGTATGCTCGATCACCTTTTTTGAGGGCTATGGCCAGGGCGTCATCGACGATCTTGACAGCATTCGAACCATCGACCATACGGTCGCCGGCAGTTGCGAGCATCCCCTTAGCCTGGGTGTCAACCTCCCATTTCTTTGCCGCTACCTTCTCCCTCAACCCTTCCAAGGTACTATCAGTTATTCCATACTTGGCTACAGCGCCCCCAGGGTTGCGGTTGAACATGAATTCCGCATCGGTCGGTTTGATGATAGAATTCACAAGGCGAGAACCAAATTTAGGCGCCGAAACCGTCGGCAAAGGGGGCAAAGCTTTAGCCATACTAGGAACTATCTCTGCAGCACCCTTCATTAATCCGAACGCTTGCGGCGCGGCTTCACCAACTTCAAATGGGGTTCCTTCGGAGAGTTGCTTGTAAAGATGCTCGGCGTACGCTGGCATCCCGGTTATAAACTCGGTAGCCATCTTATTAGCTTCCAGGGGTTGTCCAGTGGCAAGCTTACCTAGCGCTTGGCTTGCGGCAGCACCAGTCTCCAAGGTCATTTCAGGGATGGTCTTGAATATCGCCTGATTCACGCCTTGCATTGTCTGTTGAAGGATCGGAAGGAAGCCAGTTTTCTTCTCTGCGGCAGCTCCCGCTGCGATGTTAGCCTGATGTTCTCTCAACCGCTGTTCCGGTGTTGCAGCCAGGAGAGCGGTAGCTCGTTTCTCTTCCTCGCCTAATGGAGGCTGTGGGACAGCGGTAGGAGCAAACTCTGTCCAGGGTCCTTGCTCTGTGAATTCTTCCCAAGGTCCGGCCATTATTGTTTCTCCCAATTCTCTTTTTTAGAGGGATCACCGCCCTTGAATCGGTAGCCGCCTCGAACTTCCCCGACTGCGGGGACTATCCCGGTAGGCTTCCCTAGGTAAGTGCCCTTAGTGAATGCTGTCCTCCGCTTGGTAATCAAGTCTTCCACGGCGCCAATGGCTGCATCCATTCCGCCCTGGCTATAAGACGTGTTGAAGAGTGTCCTCGCCTGGTTCCTCGCCTGGTCGGTTGTCGCGCCACCACCAGATAGCGCTGAGGCAACGTCATCAATTAGACCATTGACGTAAGTCTGGAACCGGATAGCTCGTGGATCGTTGAATTGAACCTCGCCCTTGAGGATGATGTTGTTCAGGAGGTTCACATCACTTCTGGTGAATTCCTTAGAGGCTTGTCTCACAAGATCCAAGGACTCTTTCACGGCATCTAGACTTCGGGACATTTTCTGTATCTGCGGGGACTTCCCGGCTGTGAATCCCGATTCCGCTGCCATAAGATCGAGATTCGGATTTACCACCGTTGCGCGGGCTACCACGGCGTTAAAGTTCGTTGTTCGTTTAGAAAGTTGACTTGGAGCCAACTTTCCAGCGGCCAATTGCTGAGCCATTGCCTCGTCTGCCGGGCTAGCCAGAGGTTGAGTGATATCTACTCCAGGAGAGGTTTCCCTAGCTTTAGTAATAGCCAGAATCTTCAAAGTCTTGTTCAATTCAGCCATCTCGGTATCTGCGGGCTTACGGGTCGCCTCAGCCTGAGCCTTCTTGAGTCCTAAAAGGACTTCCTGTTTTCGTTTCGCCGGGATTGCCTTCACGTTTGGATATTTTTCTTTGTTTGCCTCCACCTCGGCTTGCAGGGCTGTTTCCTCTTCAGGAGAATACTTTAGCCCTTTAGCTTCACCAACTACGCTTACCGGAGTAAGCTCCCCAGTTTTGGGGTTGAATTTATATGACTCCATTTGGCCCGTTTGTGGATTTCGCTCATGCCAGTACTCGCCTTTAGGACTGTACTTAAAGTCTGTTCCGAAGAAACTGTTCATGTACTTGACGGCGCCCTCTTGGTCGTTTGCGGCGGCAGCCTTTACCTTTTCGATAGCATTTCGGGCGTACACCTCTGCCCTCTGAGGATCGCGAGTTTTCCAATATTCGTAGGCCTGTTTGTCCGGATCGGCGCCCGGCGAGGTAGCCGCCAGATTACGGAAGCCAGTAATGTCCTCTTGTTGCTGCCGGGTCTGCTGTAACGCTAGATTCTTAGCGGCTAAGTCTGCCTGCCGCTCTTGAAATTGCTGCTGAACCATCGGGCGTTGTAAATATCCTAAATTGCCAGCAGCTAACATATTAAAAGATTGCTCAAAAGGATCCGTGATTTGTATTGGCATTAGGACAATCCTCCTATAGGAGCTGGCATATAAGGGACAGGTTCAAAAGGAGCGTTAACTGTAGTAGGAGTACCATAAATGGTATTAGGCTGCATCGACCGGCCTGCTTCGATAGCCCTAACCCTTTGTAATATAGCTTCAGGTACATTTCCTATCGACGCCAACATTTGAGAATTCAACTGTCCGTTAGCTATAGCCACAGCCATATTTGGATTAGCCCTCAACCATTCCTGCTCAGCCAAAGATACGCCTTGCTGTTGAGCCATAGAGGCCAAATTTCCACCCGCCCCCAGGTACATACTGGAAAGAGCATTCTGTTGCCCGGCGGCTAGCCTTGCTGCTTCCATGGCCGCTTGCTGACCAAGTTGTTGCTGAGCAAACGTCCGGTTATAGTAAGTCTCCGCTTCCTGGGCCGCTAGCTTATTGTACATATCGGCCAGGGCGTTCATTCCGAAAGTCGAATTGCTCCTTCCTCTTGCACTCAACTGTCGATTGAGAGCCTTCTCTGCCGCCATTTTCTGCCACTGGTAGAGCGGGGAAGCTTCAAATCTTGCGCCGGATGGGGTCGTGAAGCCTTCGCCGGGTCCACCAAGATTGGGATTACCTGCCTGATTCCACGTGGTCGGGAAGTTGGGCGAGGGCGCACCGGCAGGTGCAGCTCCGGGGGCTCCAGGAGGGAGGACTGTAGCTGTTGGGACTGCGGCTGAGAGCGCGTTGCCTTTGAACGGTAGGCCATTAGCCGATGCCTCAGTGTCGCCGGGCAGAAGGCCCACGTTAACCGGAGGCTTCGCTGCAGTCGGCTGCCCTACTATAGAAACGGGTGCTCCACCGATTCCTCCCATAGCTTGCCTTGTTTTTGGCGCTCCTGGGGTTATGGCGCCAGGGATCATATTCCTTGCTTGCTTCTGATACCATGGGATGTCCCCGCCGGCGGGAGATGGTCCCATAGCTGCAATGCCTTTGTTTGTCTCCGTGGCAAAAGCCTGGGCTTGTGCGCTGTTTGGTCCGAATTGCCCTGAGAGAGCGTTAAATCCTGGCTCCCTGCCTTTTTCGTAAGCCAATCTTTGAGTCCAATAATCTGCCATTATGCCGCTCCAAAAAGTTCTCTATTTCCTTGATCGAAATAGGCTTGCTGTGATGCTATGCTGTTTCTCATCACGTCTGTATCTTTGAATGTTCCACTATTTTGTACCCAATTCTTCCAAGCATTGAAACCCTGTTCAAGGGCTGCTTTGGCTGTGGCAGGATCGATTTGGCCTGATTTTAGTGCCGGGACAATGACGGAATTTCTCCAATTTGTGTAATCGTCGATTCCTGCGGAGGCTGTCTGCTTTTCCCGTCCCTTTCGGGTGAAATGTCCGATGATCGGACCTGTCAGGGCTCCGACTGCAGCGCCGATGGGAGCAAAAGGTCCGGTGAGGGCGGCTCCTAGTGTTGCGCCTCCGGCCATTCCTAATCCTGCACCTGCTAGCCCTCCCACAATTCCACCAGGGAACTTAGATGCGGCTGAGCCTGGGACTTGATAGGAAGGTGGAGTGAATGAGGCTAGAGCATTCCTACCAACGGCGGGGGTGCCCGCTGCTGGCGATGCTCCGAAGGCAGCGAAAGCGTTGAACGGTTGCGCCGGGGCTATAGGGGCGAACGTTGGCCCGCCTCCGGGAAGCCCTAGGAGTTCCCTGGCTGTGGTCGCGGCGACCTGACCTTGTGAAGCAAACGGGTTGATATATTGCTGCCATGCATTGCCTGACTGAGCCTGCTGCGCCAATTGTAGGGCATTGAGAATATCGGTTCGACCTTGGCCGAAGCCGGTTCTCAGGGCTTCAGTCCCTCCTGTATAGGCTTTCTGGGCTGCCTCTGACGAGGCCTTTAAGCCGGCGGCCTGAGCCCTATTACCAGCTATCGCACCGCCGACTGACGCGGCGATAGGAGCAGCAACCTTGGCTATATTTAGAAAATCTTCTAAGAATGGCATTTACTTTTCCTTTTTGTTGGTGTAATAGCCGAATGCTGCGACAACCAAAGAGGCGACCGCCTTGCTGATTTCTCCAACGTCGCCGGTGATCAGTTTCCCGAAGTCAACGTTGCCTGCCAGGAGTGCTCCCGCAAGAACGCCGAGGATTGTAGTCTTGGAATCGTGGCTAAGTTTCCCAAGAGTGCTTTCGATGAATTTCGCTGCAATTAACTTCTTAAAAAAGTTCATAACTTTCTCCTTTTGTAATTATATCAGGTTATTGAGACGTCTTGGTCAACCGAAGCCTCTGAGGTTATTCGGGCGGAAGTTGCAGCAAGATTTGATTCGTAAGCCTTGACGTAAGAAATGATCAGTTCTTTCAACTTACGCTTTAGGAATTGAGGTTTGGTTTCTCCTGTAGTAGGGTCGAAACCTCCGCTGGCAGCGAATCCATCAAGGACTCGCTGAATACAAGTGTCAGGAATTGTTAAGGTGACTTGGGCCATAATTATGCGAAGACGGTCGTCGTCTTCCATCCTCCGTTGTAGATATAAAGTTTGTTGTTGGTCGTATCATAAATCATAGGTACCCGACCAGTATAGGTTGTCGGCACACCGGTTGGCGTCCCTGCGCAAGTAGGGATATATTCGAATCCATTGGTGGCTGTGGTCGCCAATGCTGCCGTTCCGATTACCACATTATTGTTAGCATCAACAAAGACGCCATCAGGAGTTTGACCCCCTCCGCTAGCTCCAAGACCCAATCGAACATTGGTGATATCAAATATCAATCCGTGTTTTATGACTCCAGCAATGGCGAAACCCATAGTCAAGTTAGTTCCACCGGATGCGGACGTCTTTCCGTTGAACCAGAAGTTTGTAGCATTTCCAGAGCTGTCTAATTGGACTATCGCGTTTCCGTCAGCTACGTCCCCACCCGCCCCGGTTCCCTTTCTAAGGGCGAACGGTGACGGAGGATCGGAGCGGTTTATTCCAAGGCGTTTGTTCGTGAAGTCCCAGAACAAGTTTGCATTGTCTGAGCGAACTTCGCCGCCTTTGCTAACAAAGAGGATCGATCCTGCCTTGTGAAACATCCTTAAAACGGTTTGAAGAAATCTCATGCAATCCTATTTACGTACCCGGTGATTAGAAGTTTGTTCGCTGAGTCGCAGAATGCGCTCACAACCAGGGAGTTATTAAGAACCAAGCCTTCGATGAGGCGGATCGGGCCACTAAGCGACGGGATGACCACCGTTTTGCAGATAAGATTATCTGGATCGGTTACTCCGCCCCATTCGAGGGTAAGGTTCCGATCGACAGTGTCCGTGTTGTTAACCCAAAGGTAGATTTCATCGAAAGATGCGGTTCCTGCGACTGCCGTGTGGATTGTGGTCCCTGGTGTTGCTGTCGCGGCGACCTTGACAGACTTTCCGTTTGTTGAGCCACTGAGTAAAATTCGAGAGTATGTTGCCATTTATGCTCCAAAAATTCGATTTGCTAAAATGTTCTGATCGTTGTCCACTGAAAAACCGAGCGTGACAGTGCCAAGCTTCCTAGTCAATGATACATTACCCGATGACTTTATGTCATCTATACGCCTTGGGTGGGTTTGGAAGGCTGATTCACTGATCACAATCTCTTTGTCTGCAACTACAACGTTAACAACCTTCTGTCCAAGTTTATTAGTAATGCTGACCGCAGTCCCAGCCTTCGTTTCGTCTATTCTCGGAGGATGAGGAAAGAAAGTTCTCACGAAATTTACAAGATCAGAATTCCTAAACAAGTCCCTTGTGAAGGTAGTTATGCTTCGGAACCAGTGTTGCCATTCTGTTAAGTTCTGGCCGAAAACATCGCTCTTATTTTTAGGCGTTCCTTTTTCTTGCTGAGTAAACAGACTCATTTTCCCCGCCGTTCACGTTCCGCGTAATCAGAGAAACTTTTAGGGCCATCGTAAGCCCACGGGTGGCGCTTGCTCAAGCCGGGTTTCTCTCCGTAGTTCGGTGGCTCGTGTGTGTCTCCCGGAACAACGCCCACTGAGGCTCCAGTGGAGCCTTCATCATAGGCCGATCCTGAACCGTAGCCCAAGCCACAACAGCCCTTATATCCTCCGCCAGGGCCGCCACTGAGAGTAGGCGCCTTAAGTTCTGATGGAGTGTGTGCTACGGCGGATAGATCGCACCCAGTTATTCCCGTAGATACCGGAACGGTACCGTTAATCGCCCCTTGAGTCCCAGTCAGAGTAGAGGCATTAGGTTCTGGTGAAGCCCCAGTGATCCGGTGAATGAAGATCGCTTGGTTTGTCTGAGGAAGCGGGCTTGCGCAATCCGCAAATGCCTTGAGTTCCGCGAGAGAAAGCTCAACCCGCCATGCTCCGAGTTGATCCAAGTCACCTTTGAAAGGGAGTTCGAATCCAGTATGAGCGATCCGGCCAATATTACAGGCTTGGGCGGCTGTATTCCCTTGATCGGCGGTAGCCGTGGCGGAAGAATTAATTTGGACGATATTACTAGCGAGAGTTCCTTTATAGAGCCGTTGAATGTTGTTAACTCCATCATGGTTATGAGTGAAGGCAACAAAAATCCATTGGTTCACAAAACCAGAGATCGCTTGAACGATTTGCATGTTGGCTCCAGCCGCGCTGTAAACTTCCCCTACCAGGAGACTGCTGGCTTGAAAAAGATAGAGCCGGAAGCCATGGGTGCTAGGATTGATTTTCCCCATAATCCCCCGGTTGATGGAAAAATCAGTGCACTTGACCCAACCCGCTAGAGTCAAGGCAGTCGTGGCGTCTAAGCTATCAACTCCTATAAAGTTCGCTGAATTTCCGTCAAATGACCTTGCGATTCCCATTAATGCCTCAAGACCTGAAACCATTCTTCAGCGTTCTGAAGAACGAAAGTTGAGAGAGTATCATTGTGAATTATTTGATAAATCCTGTCTCGGTAAACTCCGAGTCGATTCACAAAAGGATAGTTCGTTCCGATTGTATAGAATGTGCCGGGAAACGAGCTAGCAGACTCGGAAAATTGTAAGGAAGCATTCCCACCAGCGGTGTTAAATACAAGTTTGTCCGAGCGCTTCCGGTGGAATGTTCCCCATCGATGTACATTTGATGTAAGTTCGAATCGAATCAAGGAAGCATCGTCTGTCAGACCTGTTAGATTGTGGACTTTCCCATTTGCTCTTCGATCGCCCACAAGAAATTTCTGTTGTTCTGGCCAATAGACCGAACACTGGCCCAAATATTGGTCGTAGGTTGCCCCATTGTAAAACCCGAACTCAGACCATGTGCGAGTGCGGAGGTTGAAAGCCAGAGTTTTATTTGTTGCCCCTGGAAAAGTCACCACATAAAAAGGCTTCGCATCTATCGTCAAAAGAAATGCTCGCGCCGTGGAGAGGGTTGTCACTCCTTGTAAATACTTGTCGTAAGGTTCGGAAACCAACACTGGCCGCCGACCTTCGAGTTTCACAAGTCGAATGGCCCCATCGATTGAAGAGAGATAATACAAAGTATTGTCCACATTGACGACGCTATATTGAGCGGCCAATCCATAAGGAATCGTAGCCCCTTCTATCCTGGCGAAGGGTGTAACCCCGTCGTCGAAGCTTACTTCAAGGGATTCGGGGCCGAAACCATAAACCTCGTTCCATTGGACTACGACAGCATTGCAAGAATCGCCCCAAGCCTCATTATTGTAGACTTCCCATGAGGTGGACGCTTCATAATTGTTTATCGAATCATCAGAGAAGAAAACATCACCTGCCACACCGCTTGAGCCGTTGGCTATGAGGAAATTGTCGGAGAATGCGACGTACGTCACCCCAGAGGGGGCATTGCCGCCGGTCATTGAGGCCACAGTCAAAGCGGTAAGATTGATGCGACAGATGAAGCTGTTCGCTGCCGCGTAGACGAATGATTTGTCCTCGGTGAATATGACTTGAGTTCCTGAAGTCAAGCCGGAGGTTCCGGTAAAGGCTGTTTCAGTTCCATCAGAATTTACCCGTCGGACAACACCGCCAGAAACCCGCAAAATAGTCCCGGCGGAAACTGATCGAGTTCGATAAAGACCGTCAATAGCCGAAGCACCGTTGCTTGAGAACTGAGTCAGGCCGGGTCGTTTGATGAACTGTTTCAACTCGTTTATATATCCGTCAACGAGCTTGGCTGTCAGGCTCTCAGTAAGTTGACTGTTGTTCGCGACGTTCTGTCCGTAAGTTGTAGCTCCAAAATCGATCAATCGGCTAGGCATTGTCCAATCCTTTGGTCTCCCAAGTCATCTCTCTTAATTCAAATTGTTTGATCATTCCGAGGAGAAATTCAGTATCTTTAATGATGAGAGAAAATTCGAAAAGCTGAAATTGCCCCGTGGGGATTGTAGCTACAGGACTTCGTTGGATATCTTCGAGGTTGATGAACACGAAACTATTAATTGAACGGCCATCTATAAAATCAATTCCGAAAGTATAGATCCCGTCAAGAGCTTCTAGTTTGAATTTCTTAAAAGGAACCATTTTTTGGTTCTCAATTATCAAGTTAGAGAGGGCTAGCACAACCGGATCAGTGATACTGATAATTGGCTTCAAAGTCACCATCTTAAAAATAATAGAATTCTCATCGACAGAAACGAAAAATCCAGGGGTTTGAAATTCTGAAAATGAAAACATTCCCCGTACTTGATTGTTGGGAACCTCCAACTCTGACCAAGCTAAAATCGCCCGGAATGGGGGGTTGGGGGTTTCTAATTCACTCCACCCTAGGATACTTCGGCGAGGATCGCTTCCCGCGAGTTCGAATTCTGACCATCCAAGGATCCCGCTTCGAGGATCGCTATCAGAAAGTTCGAATTCAGACCACCCTAATTTTCCCTTTATTGGATTATTTGGAAGTTCCATCTCGGCCCATGCGAGTTTGCTTCGGCGAGGATCACTTCCTTGTAATTCCATCTCGGCCCATGACCATACGCCTCTGGCGGGGAAATTAGGAACTTCCAATTCAGACCACGAGGATTTACCCCGTACCGATATATTTGGAGTTTCCAATTCGAGCCATGAAGCTTGTCCCTTGACCTGAGCATTTGGAGTTTCCAACTCAGTCCACCCAAGTTTTCCCTTCCTAGTAAGGTCAGGTGGTTTTAAAGCGATGCTCATTTGAGCCCGTCTTGAAGCCGTCAGGATCGCGCCGGATGTTGTGCCATAAACCCCCGCTACTGCCTTTTCTCCCTTACCGACAGCAATACCTCCGCCACCACCTTGCGCGGTGTTATCGTTGGTCAACAAGGCTAGGTTTGTTAAATCTGGATTCGAGAAATTTCCTGTGAATTGAGGCGTGCTAGTATCCGTATTGTTTGAGACAACCAAAACAACCAAGCATTCGTTTATGGTAGTCGTAGCGCCGGGAATACTTACCACTGTGTCATTGGAATCAGAAAACGATCCTGCTGTGACGTTCCAAGGGCTGCCGCTAGAAATACAGCCCCTAAAAGTCAACATCCGGGCTATCTGGTGGTCACCAGAGTCCGCTACCGTTGGAGCAGGCATGTTAGAGGATGTAGCGCGAGCCCAGAAAACTGTAAGGCGTGTTTCCGTCCCAGTGGATTGAGGGGAGTTTAAAACTTCAACGAAACCCGCCGGTGTAGAGAGGCTAACAGGTTGATCTCCTTTGCTTTCTACAAACAAGAGAGCAACATCGTCAACCTGATGAGCGGGCCACCCTGGGATAAGTGCGCCTACCCCATCGACGGCAGCAGTTGATGCTTGAAAAAACGGAAAAGCCATTTTTAGACCTTGTTAGATACTAATCTGATGAACAAACTAGTGTAGTCTGTGATCGAATCAGCCTCAGCGGCAGTCAAAGTAAACGTCCCAGCAATCGGAAAAACACCTACGTCCACATGTACTTGCTGATGGATTAATGTTCCTGGGGAGGCTTCGCTGACGTACCCTTGTCTAAGTTCAACGGTTTGATCAAGCCGGTCGCCGCTGGCAACATCCTTACCTATTCGATATCGAACAATATGACCAATAGATGAGAGAGGATCGACCACGGCGCTGAGTTTCGTGACGTAGGCTTTATTCGCTGGTGTCAAAGATGACTTAACGAAATCCGCATCATCCGCCACTACCTCATCGATAGATTGAAAAAGATTAACAGCCGCCCCAACCTCGTTGGTATAGCTGTCCACAAACGTATCTGTGGAAGGTCTTGCAAATTGTGACATTTCATTTCACCTTTCAAAAAGTTTGTGCAAAAATTCGCACTATAAAAGCATACCCCAGAAAAGCTAGGAATTTGACATTTCTGTGTCATCAGAAATGAAATAATATACTTTTACGAATAATTTGTTTCCGACCTCACCACCAGTATAATTGCCATTAGGGTCATTTTTAGCGATAAGTTTTAATGGTTGATTGTCCAAACGAAGCTTTGTTACCTTGTTATCATTGGTGTTTGACCATCTTATAGCAAGAGAAGTAAACCCGCTGTTGAAATCACTAAATGGAGTAAGCAACAACGTCTTTTCTTCCAAAGAATCTCCAAAAAAAGTGTTTAAATCACTACCCGTCAAACAGCCTGATCTAGCTGTTCCAAGTCCTGCAAGATCTGATCCAGTGCCTAGATACAGTTTTTTGTTAGCGGTGGTAATCGAAAAATTACCGTAGTTTCCACCGCGATTGTCTAACTTTAATACCGCAAAAATCGGAATAATCGCACGGCCTATTCCAGGGGGCGCAACAACAACAACAGGGGCGGTAGGCAATGATAGAATTTGGCTGTTAGATAGTACAGAAATAGTTGTACGAAAGTCTACTTGCAGGTATCCTAGGATACACAAGCCAGTTACAAATAAGAATTCAATGCTGTTGTAAATTGCCATCTCTATAAGCATGTTAAGCACTGTTGTCCCCTACTTCTTCAAAAGGTCGATCAAACCTTTATCTAGGGTTTGCCCAGGGACCATGAAAACAACGATATTGTGTTTGTTGCTTGTCATCAGCCGGGCCACCCTAAAATCAATCCCGTTATCCTTTATGAAAATGAATAAAACCGTAATCTTTTCCTTCATTTCTTCGCCGTACATTTGACCGAGTCGCGCAACGATAGGATACTGGTTTTGACTGGCGAACTTATAAATATTCTTTACTTCTTCATCTCCGGTGAATTCGCTCATCAGCTTGGAATGGCTAGGCGCCGTCAAAGCGCACGTGGCCGGGTGCGCCGTATCCGCGAAGCCTATGTTCTTTTCATTTCCGAAGAAAACTGAGCACCAAGCCATAAGAAGTAGGAAAGCTGAAGCCATGAGTTTTTTCATAGGTCACTATTAATGTTGTAATGATATCGATTTCTAACACCAAGAGCCCTGGCGACGACCACTTCCGGAATTGGATCGGCTCTTTGATCTTTGATATCGCGGAGTGCATCAGCGGCAAAAACGATAGTCGTTTTTGTAGGAGTCACACCATACTCGTCTGAAAGTCTAAGCGCGAGGTTGTATCCGATGCCTTCCGTATAGTCGATCGGAAGGCTTAGATTATCTGTGCTCGCGGCATACTCAGTGAAAGGTTCAAGGCTGTCCAAAGTAATTGTATATGCCTTAGCTGGCACGTAGTATAAAAACAAATTAGAATTAGTATTAGTAATCTGAGAAAAAAGCCATGCAGGGATACCTTGAACTTGCTTAACGGTAATTGCGTTGTACTTCTCTTGAGGAATCATCACGAGTGGGTAATCAATGTTGCTGCTTCCATCCGTAAGAAAAGCCCCTAGGATCCGCTGGGGTCGGGTTTGCACGAAATCGCCAGTTGGTCCAATAGTCCTGCTGACCGTGGCCGAGGGCCAGGTATATGCCCGGCGAAAAAGTTGGCCCGTGAGATACTTCTTATTTGACCACTGGCGAAGCATGCCATTTAGAGCATCTAGGGCGTCGGCTTGCTCGTCTGCCGTGGGAGCGCTGCCGCTCTTTAAAACTCCAAGCTTCCTCAAAGCGAACTTTGTCAAATCTGCAACGGTTGTAAGGGCCATATTACTTTGTGATTCTTCCTAAAATGAACCCTACTGCCACGAGTAAAAATGCAAACATGTAAACAAATGATTCGGGCATCACTTCCCCTTTCTATAAGACTTGTACTCATCCATGCTCATATTCTCCGGCTTTTTCTTCCGGGGATACTTCGGGATCTTAGCGCCGGACCTGCGGGCTACGCTGAGGGCGATGGCTATCGCCTGTTTATGCGGTTTTCCATGAGCCATTTCAGTTTTGATGTTCGATCCAATGTTTTCTTTTCCGCCAAGTAACGGCATACTAACCTCGCTCAATATCGATAAAGATTTTATCCTTGTGGTACACTTGAAGCATCTTTAAAAAAAGAGAGCCAAAAGCGCTCCGGCTCTCCCCAATGAAGTCAAACTTCTTTACTCTGCCTACCAGGATGCACCCTTCGGTGTCTTTGTCTGTATTCCCTGGATGAATTCTAATTCCCTCAAAGCCCGGAACATGAAGCAAGAGGGGCAACAGTTTTTTAAACCGATTGGAGAACGTGAGAACAACCTCATAAGATCCGGCGGGAATTGCAGTCTTGCCGGGGATTTTCTCGCCCACTGGCTGAATCCGGTCTTCTAAAGTGAAGCACTCGAAAACGTCGTCAATGAATAGTTTCCCAATTGTTGAATTCTCAGTGAAGTCTGTTCTTACAAGTCGGAGTTTCAATAAGCCTTCTTACCTGGGTTTTTAAAAGCGTCGTGAAGGCATTCCATCACGCCGTCAAGATCCTTATAAATTTCAGGCTTTTTGTGACGTTCATCGTCATAATTCGTGTACTCTCTTCGAGCGATATAGCCGTTAGCGGCCCTCTCAACTCTGACAGCAACCACTTGGCTAGGCTCTTTCTTTTTCTTCCGTTTCTCAACATACTCTTCCATTGATTCTTTGATCATAAAATGTAGTTCCCCGACAGAGAGTAGGTAGCTGTCTCGTCAGCGTCCGCGCCGAGGGTGGCTACAGCGCGCCACGTTCTAGGCATCACGGTACTGACTGCGCGATTTGCAACAACGGTAACGGCAGGATAGACGACTAAGTCTAGTTCAGCAGCGCCAGTCTGTTGAGCAAACGCTGCCCCAGTGATATCAATCCAAGTGTCCGCTTCGTGATTGTACTCTTGGAGTTTTACATCAAGCGTAGGCGTAGTTCCGGCGGTAGCTGTGACCTTAAGAAAAAGTCGAACCCCTCGCCATTTTTCATTTGGCTGTGGGTTACTGTTTCGAGGAGACTCGGATGTTTTAGTCTGAGTACCAGATTTCCAAACTGTGAAAGCTAAGTTTTGCATGTTGGCTCCTAGCCTATGATTTTTCGCGCGCGAAGTTCGGTCAAAAGAGCGTTAAGCTGAGTCTTGATTTCCGTAATCGTTGTTATTGCTGTGTCTCGGTTCGCTGATGTATCCCAAGCACCAGCAGCAGCGCCCGTTCCGCCCGCCGGAACTGCTCCGGCTACTGCAGCCACGGTTGTCGGTGTTGCTGTTAAGCTAGCTGTTAAACTCCCGGCTTTGCTCAGAATTTGCTTAATCCTATCTTGCTCATCCTGTCCTTCTGAAATTAAAACTAAATTTGACATTTGATTTTCTCCGTAGATAAAAGTTGGGGGCCAGTTTCCCAGCCCCCCTAAATTATCCAGCCAGGCGGCAAGCCAGCTCAGGATAGATGGTCTTCACACCGTAAAGAATGTCAATCCTTGTCGGAATGTCATCCGTTGCGATTCGATACTGACGAACTAACCGGAGGTTGATCCCCTTGTAGCTCTCACGAGCGGCAAAGTGAACGCCCTGGGGCAGTTCTAGAGGCACTGTCACGAGCGTGAAAGCATCTCTATGAAATCCTAGGTTCTGTACTGCAGTCTGACCAACTCCACCCACGGCGGGGTTGAAGAGAGTTACAACAGCGTTGTCAGCAGGCAGGGCAGTAACGTTCTGCAATGCACCTGAAGCAAACATCGCGGGACTAATTGCAACATCCGTGAAAGCGCCACCAGCGGAAGCGGTGTTGTCGGCAGTGACCACGATCTGTCTCAGTACGCCAGTTGACTGACGAGACTGAGGGTTGACCGCGAACACTGACGCGATTGTGAAGGTATCGCCTTTTTTCAGAGTAGCGTTAGCGTCTCCACCATCGATGCTGATGGTTGTTTCACCAGCGGCGTAGGTGTCATTCACCAGGGGCGTTGTGTTGTCCTGGGTTCCTGAAGTGTGCAGGCCTACGTTCTGATCCATGAAGATATCCAACCCGGCCACGCGACCAAGTTTCGCTTCCTCATATTGATCGCCGATTGCACGATTGGGATTGAACAATGCTTTGAAAGCGTCCGTCAAAGAAACCTCCGCACCTGGGTCGATGACCAAAGTACGATTGGCATCTTTAGGGCAGGCTTCCTCATTCAGTCTTCGGTTAACGTTGGCAACCGAGAGGAAAGAGTTAGGCGTTGTTCCTGGAGTTCCGACCTGGTTATAAATGTCCTTGTAAAGCTGCCAAGTCGTTAAGTCAATCTTGTTAGCCAGAGCTGCCATCGCGGGGTGAATATATCGTTCGGAAAACTCTTCGATTGTGAGGGTCAAATCTTTCGTGGTGAAGTTGAAGTCCACGTGATCTTGCACGTTGACCACTACGGCCACTGAAGTTTCGGTTACGTCTTGGATATCAAGAGCGGCGCCAGTCGAAACGGTAAACCGGTTAGGCTTACGAACGTTGATTGTGTCGCCACGTTTGAAAGTTGTGTTTGGATTTTTCTGATTCTCGTAAGCGCGATTGACTTTCTTCGCCATCACGAGTTGGTTCTCCAAAATCATCAGCGATTCTTTGGTGATGATGTTCGGAGTTAATAGAGTATTTGGCATTTCCTTTGTCCTTTACTGTTAAATTTGGTGCCGAGGACAAAGCGAAACTCGCAAAGGGAAGGGAGGTTAACCTTTGGTCTTGGATTCGTCTTCGTCCTATCGGCGTTGAGATTGTTTCTTTCGATGAGCAGCAAATTCCTCCATAGTCATCGAATTAAGATCTTTTTTAACAGTCTCACGTCCTCCGGCTGTCCTCACTGGTGCAGGTGCCTGAGATACGGTGCGCCGAGACAAAGGCGAATTTTGCGCAACATTGGCCGGTTGCTTCGGTAGGCTAGGCCTTATCTGCCCGCCCTGGATTGCATCCTCAAGCCGCATAATTTCTCTTGCTTGAGCGCGAGGCGATAAGTTCGCAATCCTTTGCGCCTCATTCAAATTCCCTGAAAGATATTGTACCATAGGAACGAACTGTTCTGATTCAAACATGGAATGGTAGGCCTCATGAGCCGGGGTAAAAACTTTAGCCAGCTTGTCAGCTTTAAGCCCAAAGGATGGGTCCGCATCTACTCCTTCCTGCATCCTGACCATCTGGAAATTAAAATCTCCTTGATCGATTGACTTCCGTGATTCTTCAAGTTCCTCTTGCTTCGCGGCAACCTTTTCCTGACGAGCGGCCCATTTGGAGACAGCCTTGACATATTGAGAGTAGTCGTCGAAATCCTCTTGGTTCGGCTCCTTGTCTCCAGCGACAACCTGTCGGAGGCGCTCTAATTCTGCTTCAGCACTCGCGGCCCGGCGTTCAGCTTCCCTCCGATTTCTGGTGAGTTCATCGATTCGCGTTTGAACCGGAGTCTGCTTTACTGGTGCTTCCTCGTCCTCGCCCTTCAATTCCTCTGCGATTAGTTCCATCAACTGTTCTTCAGTCAATGAATCATAATCAATATCGTCTTCGGGCTCGGTTGGATTCTCTTTCTCCTGCTCAGCCAAATCGTCTTTCAATTCAGCAAGCGCCGGGTCCTCTTCCAATTGCGTGCCAGGTTTTATAATTTCAGGTTCTACTGTCGGTTCTAACGGTAATTCTAATTGTTCTTCGAGTTCCATTTGTTTTCTCCCTTTTTTGTTTTTAAGCTATCGGCGGCCCCGATTGTGTAATCGGTGCGCCACCTGGAATTATTGGCCCTGGCCCTGCGGGCATCGGTCCTGCAGGTCCGGGTGCTCCTGCTTGCGACTGCATTCCGGCAGCTTGGGCTAATCTACCGGCCACTTCATCCGCGTCCGGCCAATCCATGTTCTTAGCAATCAAGTCACCCAAGAGCGGCGCGGCGGCAGGGTAGATTCGGACAAACTCAAGCATGCTGTTCGCAGTCTCAATCCGCTTTGTTGTGTAGCTCGGTCCGGTGCTGATGCGAACGTCATATCGGCCCACAGTCAAGTCGTAAAGATGATTCACACCTTCTACGTTGATAAGCTGGTTAATTGGGACCATCGATATTTCATCATCGTCCCCAACAATACGCACTATGCGGGCTGTGTCGTAAACTTCAGGAATCATACTAAGTATTACAACGCCCGTGAATTCGATAGCAGATACCCAATTGTCTATGTAGACATAACTTCCAGTGTCGCCCTCTCGTTGCCTGGCTAGGATCGCCCGGCCTGAAGTCTCATTCGATTCTTGACCAAGGGCTGGCTTATAGATTCCGGTCGTATCGTTCAGACCATTCTGGGCAATCTGCAAAAGAACGGGATACGCAGGCGAGAGTTGAGGCGGGCTCTCTCGGCGGGGGCTTGCGCCTGGGGCGGCAGGATCAGGGCGGAATTTAAGGTAAGGGTAATTTGCAGAACCTGCGTTGTCCCATTCATTTTGAAAACCTTCAATCATCTCAGGAGTCACTAGCCACGGGGCTTTCGGGGCCAGTGCGACTTGTTCGGTTGCCATCGTCAGCCAATAGTTCCAAAATCGCTGAGGATCTTTCATGAAGCGAACGATGCCATGGCGGTAAGACATGCCTTCCAGGTTGATGACTTCACCATTGACTGGGATGATCGGGATGTACTTGCCAGGGATTTTCGTCTTCTCAATAATTTCATAGCCCGTGATTTTGTAGCAGTAGACTTCAAACGCCTCCACTTCACGCGATTTCACCAGGGTTGCTCCAACTGGCTCCGGCTCTTCTTCCTTGAGAACTATGTCAGCCTTTTCACCGTCAACTGTGGGATAGCTCCAATGGTTCAGCGTATACTTTTTAGGCTCTTTCTTGTAGTAGTTTGCCACAGCGACCGCGTCATCAGAGAACCATTCCATGTCCTTATTGGCGTCATTCACAGCGTCTAGGGCGTCTTTTTGTGGCTTCACTTTATTGCCGTAGAGCTGCTTGTAAACATCTTTGTTGATCCACTCGCGAACCATCGCCCACATTGCATCCTCGCGGGTCGGCTTCTTAGAAAGCGGATCGAAATAGACTGAGAGCGGGTTGTGTATCGGCTCGATCACAATGTCCTGATCAAAAGATTCGTCATCAACGTACCGAGTCGTCACCTGCCAATAGCCTTGCCCGGTGAGAGTCGATTGCTCCAAGCCTTCGATATATGTAGCATCGGCCTTCGAGTTGTACTCAATGTGCCGTGTAATGCCTTTAATTACTCGCGCCGTCAGCTTGTCGGATTTCGAGTCCACTGGATGAACGTCAATAGCGGGCTTATTCTGGCGAGCGTCGCCTGTGATCTGGCGAATGAACTTCGGAATGAGATTAAAAGTTAGAGAGGGCTGGCCTGCTACTTCCCGATCCCGGAGAATTTTTTCTGGCCACTGATCGCCGGTTCGGAACATCAGGTCTTCCTTAGCGTCCTCGCGCCAGCGGGCTTCAGCGGTTGCGGCTTCCTGCAAATGGCGCCGGGCTTCAGCCGGAATATCTTCGTCTAAGTCTTCTCTAACAAAATCGTCCATTATTTACCTGCGAATCGTCGGGCAGTCTGTGCTAGAACGGCGCGCTTTTTCAGCTTGGGATTCTTGCTGTGCGTAGCTTTCTCAAGAACGTTCGCGGGAATTTTACCTTTCACGCCCAGGCTCTTATGAAGCTGGCCCTTTGCATTTTTGAAAGCCTCTTGCATCCAATATTTCTTTTCCATATTTTCCTTCGCTCAAAGAATCAGGACGAGTGATTAACTCGTCCTGGCCCTAACATTGAAACGTTGATCCCTACAGGTAGACTTTTTCTTTGCGCTAGGAGTCTCCTATTCATTAGATTTTTACTACTCTGCCTGCCTTACTGGGCTTACAATGGCAGGCAAAACTTTATCCAACCACATCAAAAACTCTTCATTACTCAGGAATTGCTTCGTGACATATTCGTCGATATTTATATCGTACATTCTCACGAAGTAAAGCCCGTTTTCCTTAAGAATTCTCATTGGTCCTCTCTTCAATGAATTTTAGAGCCTGCTCTCGAACCAAGCTCACTGCTTCCCGCGATACACGCTTCAGAGTCCCATATTCATTCATGACTTGATACATGGATCCATTCTGAAACTCAACAATCTCGCCCCCCATCGTATCGCATTTCTTACTGAAGACCACTTTGCCTTCCTTCACAACGTTCTTGAGCCTGCGATTCCCGGTTGTGAAAATTGCACTTGATATTCCTGAATCCTTGCCTGAAGCTGCCACCAGATATTTCTTCGATCCAATCGACTGTTTCATCGATGACTTCATTGTCTGCCTCCCCAAGTGCCATACAGAACAATCTTATCACGGAATCCTCTTGGTTGTTTTAGCTGTGTGTACGGAAAGCGCGGCCATCGTTGCCGCAACCTCGTCGTTTGTTAAGTAAATCACTTGGTCTTCGGCCCCAGGCTTATAAAATCTTAGGTAGTGTTTATCGACTGAAGGAAGACCAAGCTTCTTAGGGTTGCAACTCCCACATTGGATAAGGACTCCATTTCCTGAGAACTTGAATTCGAAACTAAGTTTATGATACTTCATCTCATCCACCCTCCTGAACCACTAGATTCCCTCATTCGTCGGGGTGCTGTTGGCCCCTTCTCTTTATATCCTACCGCAAAATAGCGGAATGAATCCGCACCATGAGACGACCAATCGTGAAATGGATGACTCTGGAAAACTTTCTTCTTCTCATCCCACTGTTTGTGATAAGACTTAAGGGCCAGGACGCCCCGCTTACATTTTTCTTTGTCGAACCAGCAGAGAGGAAGAACGCCCCTGACCTGCGCGATTCCATCATCGACTTCTAAGGTTGAGACAACCTCGGTAGGTTTCAAGTTCAACTCTTTGATGACTTCGAGCCTCGACTTGCCAGTACCCAATTCGCGAACTTCGATATCGTGAGGGAAATAGTGTCTGCCGTAAACGTAGGGTTTTTTCTGGAGTTGTGAAGCATAAAAGTCCAACCCCTTGCCGTTTTCCTCAAGATAATCGATGAACCTGTATTCGGTTCTGAGTACTTGTAAAAACCATATGGTAGTTGAATCATCCATTCCCAAGTCCCAGAAGGTGTAGACCGGCAGTCGTGGATCGTAGTTGACTGTGGTGATGTGGCCGGCGGCCTCCAGTTGTTCCATGAGTTTTCCATAGTAGCTCCCTTGTGTCGCCCCTTGAAAGGAGCAGTAATATTCCTGACGTGCGAGTTCCTCGTCCATTCCTTCGGCAATCTCAGTCAGATATTCTTCAAGTGTAATCACAGACTCTCCGTTCTCTTGTTTAGTATCTTCGATAGTCAAGAGTTGAGTGAACCATTCCGGGTTCGCCTTCGCCATTTCCCAAAGATCTTTCCCATGGTTCGGTCCTCGTGGCGTATAGCCAAACCATGCGAAGCCTTTATTCTCGCGCAGGATTGGCCGAACATAATTCCAAGCGTTCGGATCCTGCAGCGCATACTCAGACCAAGCAGTTCCAATAGGGTTAGTTCCGACTATCGAATCGTAGTTATCTGTCCCGATGATTTGAATGAAACTGTCGTTCTTCAACGTCAATTTCATTTTACTATTGTTGCGGTCTTTCTCCCATGGCGCCGCATGATCCAAAACAGAGAAGCCATCCCGGTCGATTCCATCCCAAAGAATCTTTTGGCCTTGTGCGTAAGTCGGAAAGAAGTAGTAGTATGCCCCTTTTTGCTTCCGAGCTTTCTCAATCATCGCATTGAAGAACGTTTTATCTTTTCCCGCTCTTCTATGCCAGACGAGCACGGCGCGGTTGTACCGCGTGATAGCGTCAATGAACGGAACTTGGTAAGCCCTCAGTTTGAACTTATGGAAGCGCTCGAAGCGGCCAGCGGCCAGGGCGCGAGCGGCGGCACGGGATTCAAGGGAGCCGACGGGGAAGTCTGCAAGATTCAAGTCTTCACCCGATGATCTTGTGGACAAACCCAATACATCCCAATCTTGTGACCGCGATCGTTGCAGCATAACGTCGCGACGGCTGGAGACTGGCATTGGGCGCACAGCTTCACGTATTTGACTTTCACTTGTCCTCGGCTCGCTCTAGCAGTTTTAGATTCTTTGCTCATTTCATTCTCTTGAGTTCTTCAAAAGCGATTTTTAAGTCTATGCTAGCTTGTGTGTAACCTGCGTTGTATCCACGGGTGAATTCAGAAGCAGAACGCACATAAAGCTGAGTCGGCGGCGGCAACTTCTTTTCCATCTCTTCTTGTAGCGATTTCACGCCATAGTTCTTTACGGCAGCGATTCTTTCTTCTTGGTCTTGGCATTCAGTACACTGGCATTTAATCATTTTGTTTCCTCCATTTTAAACCAAACTGGGAGTTCCCCAGTCTCGGCATACTTTAACAGTTCATCTTTCGTCATGCGCTCAAAGAGTTCATTCATGTTCGTAAGGTGAACTTGCTGCGGGTCCATTTTTCCCTTCTCGTTCAATTG